TTGGACCTGCAAAACATTGGTCAAATTATGAAAATCAATGCCTAGATTGGGTTCCCGCAAAATCAAGGAAGAGTCCCGATCTAATCGATGCCGCAACTCAAGGTATAAATCATCTCCTTCATAAAAAACGAGAAGCAACCGCATCGTTCTTTTAAGATGAAATCCCAGCTACCCACGATCATCGCCTAAATATGCCTTGTATATACAAAATTAAGGACCGTCGATAATATGGGAAATAAGATTCTGACAAAGCAGAACGGAAAGTGGTCTGCATCTGATGATACAGAAACAAAGAACGGCGTAATCAATCTAGCTACGATGGCGGCAATGTTTGATGGATCTGATTCCGCAACATGGAAGAATTTTAACTCATACGGTACATGTGCTCAAGAGGGCATGATTAAAAACGTCGTAGCTGGCAGATGTATCCAGTATCTATCACAAGCTATAGCAAGCCTTGAATGGGTATTGAAAGATTCTGATGGTAATCCTATCCAGCAACATGAACTTTTAAAGCTATTAAAGCGTCCTAATCCATCGCAAGGTACATCCACATTTTTCCAGTCTTTAATGGTCCATAAGCTATTGTCTGGATCGTCTTATATCCGCGCTATCCGACCAAACGAAGGCAAGCCACCGACCGAACTAGAATTACTTCGCCCAGATCGTGTAATGATTAATCAAGGTAATGCTCGCCTACCACTGTCATATACCTACCATGATATTGATTATTCCAAAACCTTCGAAGTTAATCAGCTCAATGGTGAGTGTGATGTATTGTGTATCAAGTATCCACACGCCCTATTGGATCATGATGGACTATCGCCAACCCATCAAGCAGGCCGAGCCATTGCTTTGCATAACGAGTACACCGAGTACAATAAAAGGACACTCGAAAATGGTGGAGCATTATCAGGGATGGTGGTTGCGAATAATGATTTAAATCATGATAGTAAAGAACAACTTAAAAAAGAATTTGTTGAAAACTATACCGGCGCTAAGAACGCAGGCCGACCGCTATTCGCCACTGGTGATATCAAATGGAAAGAGATCGGACAATCATCAAGGGAACTAGAATTCAGCCAAGGCATGATCGCAGTAGCTATCCAAATCGCGACAGCATACGGTGTCCCAGCCCAGTTAGTGAATATACAAGAGGCAAGCACCTTCAACAATGTAAACGAAGCCAGACTTGATGTATGGGAAGGCACGATCCTACCAACTGCTGACAATATCGTCGATGAACTTAACCACTGGCTAGTATCGATGTATCCTGAAGAGGGCATCGAGTTGTGTTACGACAAAGACAAAATTAGTCCACTCGAAATCCGTAGACAGGAAAAGGTTAAAGCTTTAATCAAACTAAAAGGCGTTCTGACAACCGCAGAGATTCGGCAACAACTTGGATATACTAACATTGAAGATGAGCCTGTACTGGAAGACGAAGAAGAAGAAGAACAAACATCAGAACCAGACCCAGAGTTAGAGCAAGAAACTATCGAAGATGAGCCTGTCATAGAAGAGTCAGAGCCAGAAGCAAAACAAGAAACCAATACAACTACAAATATCGTTCGATTCATAAAGGATGATACTCAAACACCAGTGCAAGAGCTAAAACTATCAAAACAAACAACAAAAAATATCATAGAAGAACAGCTTAGTGATGAAATCCAACTCCAAGAAGATATTGAACAGTTTTTAAATAATGTGCAAGAGTCAAAATACTTTAATTCAGACAAAAAGAACAGAGACTTCGAGTTTAAAGCGCTTGATATAGAATTCGATAGCCTTACCGAAACTGGTGAATTTGTTGGTTATGGTGCAGTGTTTTCGAATCTTGATTCACATAACGATATTCTCTCTCAAGGCGCATTTAAGCGCACACTTGCATCATTGTCCCAATCAGATCGACAGATACCCGTCTATTTTAACCATGATAGTTCTGACCAGATCGGCGTATACACTGAATTGCATGAGGATGATTACGGATTATTCGTTCGTGGCAAGCTTGATCTATCGAATCCTAAAGCGCAACAAGTGTATACCATGATGCGCAATGCCCAAATTACAGGGCTATCAATCGGCTATGTGACCATTCAAGGCCAACGCGATCAAAATACAGGTGTCCGAGTACTTAGAGAACTGTTGCTTAGGGAGATATCGGTAGTCAATTTGCCGTCAAATGTCTTATCACGCATCGTTGAAGTTAAAGCATCAAAACCAAACGAATCATAAATAAACTGAATACACCGAAACATCATTAAAACTCGGATCTGAACCCGCGCAAGCACTTCACAAGACGACTCTTTAATAGGTTTCAAATCACCTAAACAATGGAGTTATATTGTGGAAAACGAAAACACAGAATCAAAACAAGAATCTAAAGAAGTTCTCGATGTCAAAACCGAAATCGCAAAAGTATTTGAAGAATTCAAAGCACAAAACGATAAGGGTAATATCGAGACAACTGATAATCTTAATCGAGCTATCAGCGATCTTACCGATGAAGTTACCGAACTTAAAACAGCAGCCGCTCGAAGCCAAGCATCTGATCAAATCAATGAAAAAATTGATGCGGATGTCGAAACTAAAGCACATGCCGACGCTTTTCGCCAATACGTATTAACGGGTAACCTACCCGAGTATAAAGCAGCCATTCACGCTACCGATACACCAGCGGCTGGTGGAGCCATCGTACCCATCGACTTGCAGCGTTCTATCGTAGAACTAGTGAATGAACTTACGCCTATGCGTGGCGTTGCAACAGTAGTATCTGGTAGCCAGAAAGGTTATTCAGAGCCTGTACAGACATCTGGTGCAGAAAGTAAATGGGCAGGCGAGAAAGATGTGCGCGTGGCTAGCGAAAGCCCTGAGTATTCACTTTTCGAACTGACAGCGAACGAGCTGTATGCATATCCAGTAGCCACACTGGAGAGCATCGAGGACTCCATGTTCGATTTAGGCGCATGGTTCACTCGCACAGTGGGAACATCTTTTGCCGAGAACGAAGAAGACAAATTCATTAACGGTACAGGTGCTAAAACGCCTGAAGGTCTGTTAACTTTCGTCGGCGCTACTGGTTTTCAAGGTATTCAGAATCTTACTGGTTCTAGTGCTACCGAAATCACTGGTGACGAACTGATTGATTTGCAATTTGCATTGAAGCCAGTCGCGCGTGGTACAGGTTCTTATCTCATGAACGGTCAAACCCTTGCAGCTATTCGCAAGCTTAAGACTACATCAGGTGAATATCTGGTCAGCTACGGTCAACAACTTGATGGTAATGGTGTCGTACCTTCTGTATTTGGTCGTCCAATCGTTGAATCTTTTGCAATGCCTATTGCAGCCACTGGTAACACGGTTGCAGTATATGGAACGCTGAGTGATTATTTTGTATACGATAGGATGGGCATCGCCGTGATAAACGACGAAATTACACAGCCCGGTTTTCGCAAGATGTACACCCGCAAAAGACTTTCCGCAGCGGTACGTACTGGCCAAAATATGGCAGCGCATACCTTAGCATAAGCTATTTTATAGTTTAAATAAAAATCAAAGGGGCTTCGGCCCCTTTTTTTGGTTCATCAAAACAAAGACCTAAATACAAGCAGACGGAGAACTTTATGCCTCAAGTAAAATTCATTAAAGCATTACAAACAAGCCCAAATAACAAACACTTCAAAGGTAAATCGTTTGAAGTTGATGATGTCGTGGAAGTATCTGTACCCGTTGCCGATTCATTGGAACTATCGAGACATGTAATGGTTTTGAAAATGGATAAGCCAAAGCCAACCGAGTCAGAACCAACCGAGTCAGAACCAAAACCAAAGACAACCAAGCGTAAGACAAAATCTAAAACAGCGAAGTAATCAGATGCACTACGAATTGATTGACGAAAGTAACGAACAACCAATACAACTTACGGATGTACAAGAATGGTGTGTACTTGATGAGAGTGATGAAGCACTAACACAAAACATCATTGAGCTAGTCGTTTCCCGTTTCCAACATCATACCCGTCGTCAATTGATAAATGCTACGTTTGAACTAACGCGGCATTGCTTTGATTATACAATCCCGCTACGTAAGCCGATGGTATCCGAGATTGTTAGTGTCAAATACATCGATGATGCGGGTACAGAGCAAACTGTTGATCCATCTAATTATCGTCTTATTGGCCCATCCGCAAGTAAAAATCTTGTTTTTAAATCGACTTTCGAACTACCAAGTAATCTTGATGACTTCGAAGCTGTCAAAATCCAACTAGTAGCAGGATATGGTGAAGACTTTGAATCTATTCCCAGTGATATCAGAGGTTGTATAGCCATGTCAGTAGCCAATATATTCGAACAAAGAGGTGAAGACCCTAGTAAAACGCAAATACCAGAACCAGCAAAGGCGATAATGGATGCCTACAAGATCATCGAGTTGTAATAATGAAGATTGCAGAGCTACGATGCGCCATAACTTTCGCACAACTTAATAAAGTACAGAACGAAACATTCAATTTCGATAACGTCTGGACTAATGTCATTACGACCAAAGGCAAGCTTGAATCATTCGCCGGATCGGATTTTGATCGAGGCGCAAATGCGAATCTATCAAACACACATGTATTAACTATCCGCTACCGTAACGATATTAACCAAGATATGCGGATACAAGTTAACAATGAATATTATAAGCCCACACAAATCGATACGGATGTCGAAGGTCGTCCGCGCTATACGATTATTTTACTTGAGCAAGAAAAGGAAGTTATCTAATGAGCTATCGTAAAATAAACAATACTTTTTCGAATCATGTAAATGCTATACCTAACTTTCCTAAGCTTATTAAAGAAAACGAAAGAGGGTTTATAGTATCCAGTGATACATCCGGAATTCATAACAGCCTATGGTCGCGTATATCAATGATCCCATCACCAACAGGACAATCAACACTTGGAGAGATTGGCCGGAACTTTTGGTCAGGTGAAATGCAAGTTGATATATTCACACCATCAAATCAAGGTAGTGATGGTGCTGATTACTTCGTCGATGCTTTAATCGATGCGTTTCCAGCCAAAGTAGCACTAGGCGTACCTGATGAATCTTGGAAGATCCATATTAGATCAGTATCAAGAGTCATCAGCCAACAGAACACCAACTATTACATGGTGCCCGTTAGAATTTTATTCGAGGCATATATCAGACGATGAAAAATCTTAAAAAGTTAATTAAAGAAATCGAAGGACTGAAAGAACACGTTATCGAGGAGTGTACTGAAGTTGCCAAGGAAATCGCCAAGCACGAAGCCTATGACACTGGAGAGTTTTATAACAGTATTTTTGCAGGTGATGATGGCGTCTTAAGTGATGACCCAGCAGGTGCAGGTAAAATCATGACAATCGAGTATGGATCTGAGAATAGAAAAGCTATCGCTCCGTTTCGTCGTTCTGCGCAGGTCGTACCTGAGATCGTGGACAAGTACTTCAAGGATAATAGTTAAACAACCATAAATAAGGATAATAAAGAGGAATTCCAATGTCAGCAAATTGCCCAGCCAGAGGTTCACGTACATCATTTTCATACATCGATACTGGTGCCGATGGCAATCTGCCAGCAACTATCGCCGATGGCGATTTTCAAGAACTTCCACGATCCGGTGGTAACGTTAATGTTGCTAATGAATATTTTACAAGCAACAATATAAATTCTAATCGCCAGAAAAGCGCACCAACCGCAGGCGTTCAAACTGTTGCAGGTGAATTGCAAGCTGATTATGGTCATGGTAACTTTGATTATCTTTTTGAATCTTTGTTCAGAAGTTCTTTCACTGGCAATTCCATCAAGATAGCCGACCAAATCAAAACGTTCGCCCTCCAAGTTTCGCACAAAGACAAGGACGATCATTTTGTACACAAGGGCCTTCGAGTTAATACATTTTCATGTGAAATAAACACGACGGGTGTTGTCACTTCTACGTTCGGCCTCATGGGCATCGAAACAGAAACACCAGCCGCTGCCCTCGATAATGCACCAACCGATGCACCATCAGACGAATCATTCATTCATATCGGTGGAACATTTAAAGAGGGTGGGGTAACTTCAGCTGTGATAACGGGCCTATCCTTCACAATAGACAACCAAATTTCAAATGATTGGGCCTTAGGCGCGGAGACACCAGTATGCGTTTCGGCATCTGATCTAGTTGTTCAAGGCAGTTTTGATGTATTTTTTACAAACTTGAATCTATACCAAAAGTTCGTAGACTCAACCACTACCAGTCTCGAAGCAACAATCAAGGATGCTAATTCAAAACAACACACTTGGAAATTCCCAGCCATAAAATTACTTGGTCATGACATTCCTATCAATGATGGTGGAAGCATTACGGTATCAATTCCATTCGAAGCATTTTTCGATTCAGCCTCAGGCACAACCGTAGAACTGGTACGTTCAGCCTAAAACAAAAACACAGTAAAGGTGATGGCGCAATACCATCATCTAGTACGACACTTATCATCCCTGATAAGTTTTGAATTAACACATCACCCTGATGTGACAAGGAGTAATATTATTTGAAAACAATAAACGACTATGCACCACACCAACACAAGTTGATTATCAATGACCCACATGGCGATCCTACTGAAGGTCATGTAACACTAACAGGTCGCTATAGTGATGAATTCTATAACGCGGCAAGAGATACATTACGCGATAAAAATATTTTTGATCAAACTCTTACTGTTTTAGAAGAAGAGAACATTCATACAATTGCAGCATGTGTAAAAGATTGGAATGAAAAGTTCTGGTTGAGTCCATGTACACAAGAGAATGTCGAGGCACTGTTACGTCAACCTAAATTCCACTTTGTTAAAGAGCAGATTGAAGCAGCTGTTATGAATAAGACATTGTTCTTTAAAAAAAAGAAAGTGAAGCGCTCGAATGGTTCAAGCACCACGTAAGGATGGATATACCAAACGCGAAAGGGGAAACTAAACGACAAGTATTACAACACGTAATGCAATCAACTAATGGCGAAGTTGTCCCGCCAGAGTTAACGCTAAATCCAAAATACCCTTATGAGTTTCGTTCTGTTTTGGACATATATTTCAAAATTGCATCGAGTCGAACTGAATTAATAAACATTAGTATAGAAAAAACAAATCAATGGTTATCAATAAGAGGCAAAAAATTATCAGCTATCGAGCATGATTTATTCGAAGCCTTAGATAATGTATTCATTGATGAAATGCAGAAACGAGGCTAAACGATGTCCAGTACAATACATACAGTAATTTTAAAATATGTTGAAAATAATCAGTCGGGCGCTATTAAAAACCTTCGGGGTATGGGCAAGGAAGGTGAAAATGTAAGTACAGCGATTAAAGGTATTGGATTAGCAGCAGGCGCTTTTACAGTAGTGGCGACAGCAGCCTTAGCAACAACCGCAAAACTTGCACAAATGGGTAACGTTGCAGCAACCGCAGGCGATTCAATCGGGAAGACAGCCAAGGCATTATCTGTTACGGCTGAAGAACTACAAGAATTACGCATAGTTGCAAATGACTCAGGTATTGCTATTACCGAATTAGATGGAGCCTTGAAGACCTTTAACGAAAAAACCGGTGAAGCATCGCGAGGTGTAGGTGAAGCACGATATTGGTTTGATCGATTGAATATATCAGCTAAGGAAGTTAACGGGACGTACAAAACAAACGTAGAATTATTTTACGAAACGGGCCGTGCCATAGCTAACCTTACATCCGAAACTGAAAGAGCCGACGCCATGAATAAAATCTATGGCGGCAACGGATATAAGTTAGTCGAATTATTCAGACAATCAGAAGCTACTATATCCCAAACAATAGCAACCGCCCGTGAATATGGTGCAGTACTATCAAACGATGTAGTTGCTGGCGCAGAAGCCTACAGAAGTAAACTTGATCTTATTATGCAAGGCACTCAAGCACTGGAAATACAAAGAGGTTTAGCGCTTGCGCCGTTAACATTGGAATGGGAGTTGATGAAAAATGAAATTGCAAATTCCACTATAAATCTTATGCAGTTCGTTGGTATTTTGGATATCCCCGTTACGAAAGCAAGAGCAAGACTTAAAACGCTAAAATCAGAAATGGATAACTTGCAATCGCGAGGTGACAAATCAAATATAAACCAACGCGATATAGATCAATCACGCAAGATATTAGAAGATGAATATGATGAAATGCTGGAAATAGTCATTGAAGCCGACAACGCCAGAGCGCAAGCTGAAAGCGATGCAAGGCTGGCACGTATTGCTCACGATAAAGCGAATGCAGAAGAACGCCAACGATTAGCTGATGAATTAGAAAAAAAGTTACAAAAGGCAAGAGACACAGCAGAAGCTTCCAGAGTTGCTCGCGAA